GCGCCGCTCATGTCGCTGTGGATCGCCACCACGCCGATGCTGCCGACGGCGCCGGTGCGCGACAGCACGATCCGGTCGGCCTGGCTTGCCAGCGCATAGGCGGCCGAGAGCGCGTGATCGGCGACGAAGGCCTGCACCGGTTTGACCTGGCGCGTGGCGCGAATGCGGTCGGCGAGATCGAAGGCGCCCGCGACCTCGCCGCCGAAACTGTCGATGTCGAGCGCGATGCCGCGTATGGCGGGATCGGCCAGAGCTGCCTGCAGTTGTGCGGCGATCCCCTCGTAGGAGGTAAGCCCAGAAGATTGCCCAATCCAGGCGCCACGATGCACGAGCGTGCCCGCGATTTCGATCACCGCGATGCCGTCCACGACGGCAAAGGGCCGGGCACCATTGCGCGCATCGCGGCGGATGAGATCATCGCCAAAGAGCGAGGCGCGGGCGGGCAGGGCGGCTTCGGCCTGATCCTCGGGCGCGACCTCGAGCCCCTCGAAGGCGATCTCGCGGCCGGTGATCCGGGGTCCGAGCCCCGCGAGGAAGGCCAGCGCCTTGGCGGGATCGAGCATGAGGGGCGTGTTGAAAACGCGCTGCGCGATCTGGGCGTGGTGCATCATGCGTCCTCGCTGCCCGCGCGTTTGCGCTCGGCTTCGTCGTCGTCGGTGTCGTCTGGTGCGTCGGCGCCATTGGCCGCCGTGGTGTTCTTCGCGTCATCGCTGCCCGCTGCCCCCGCGCCCTGCGCAGGCGAGCCCGGGCGGCGGAAGTCGAGGCCGAGTGCTGCCTCGCGTTTACGTTCCGCGGCAATCTCGCGGTCAACTTGTTCGGCGTCATAACCGCGCTCGGAGATTGCCTGAGTGCGCGATTTGAGCCCGGCCTCGATCTGCAGGATCTCGGCCGAGGCATCCTTCATCGGGTCGATCCAGTCCCATCGGGTGGGGAGCCAGTCACAGGCAAGGAACGTGGCGCGGTCCTGCGTATAGCCCGGCAGATCGAGTGCGCCCGCGAACACCGCGAGCGCCATCCAGCGGGTCCAGACCGCGCGGCACATCTGATAGACGATCACCGAATGCTGGAAGGCCGAAATGCGGCGGCGGAAATCGACGAGCGCGATCCGCGTGTTCGAGAAGTTGCCCTTGGCAGTGTCGCCGGTCAGATACCCGTAAGGCACGCCCAGTGCCGCGCCGATCTGCAGCAGCGTGCGATACTGGAAGGGTTCATAGGTCGAGCCTGAATCCGGTGTCGCCGGGGTTGAGACATCTTCACCTGGATCGAGCCGCACCACCTGGCCGGGTTCGACCTCGAGATCCTCCTCGGTGGGCTCGAGGGCGGTTTCCGGGGCGGGCGAGGTGATGAACATAGCAAACATCGCCGCGGTCTTTTTGCGCTCGAGCTCGGCATCGTCGTAAAGATCGAGGGTGAAGAGCTTCACCACCGCGGCGGCAAAGCGCGACACGCCGCGCAACTGCCCCGCCTCGATGGGGTCGAGGATGTGGATCACCTCGGAGGCGGGCACCCGCACCGTCTCGCCTGAGAGCCCGGGATCGGTCATGTCGCCCGGATGGCGGCGCAGCAGATGATAGGCGACGCGGCGGCCGATGCCATCGAACTCGATGCCCTGGCGGATCGAGCCCGCGCCGGGTAGCGGGCGGTTCATCTCCATTGGCAGCATCTCGGAGGGCAGCATCTGCAATTGCAGCGGCACAGTCAGGCCATCCTCGGGGCGGCGCGCGCGGATGTGCAGGAAGACCTCGCCCGCCAGAAACACTTCGCGCGCCGCGCGGCGTTGCAGCCCGTAGAAATCGGTCAGACCCTCGGCATCGGCTTCGTCGGTCCAGGCGAGCCAGAGTTTTTGCAGCGCTTCCTTGCGGGCGGCGTCGACGATCTTCGAGGAGGGCTTGATGCCGTCCCCCACCACATGGTTGGCAAAGGCATCGACGGCATTTGCGGCATAGCCGTTGTTGCGCACGAGCCAGCGCGCACGGGCGGTGATGGTCTCGCCCGAGGCGGCGATCAGCGTGTTCACATGCGCGCGGCTCGCGCGAAACCCGCGCAGGCGCCGGTGCGATTGCGCCGCATCGAAGCCGCCGATGATTGCGCCAAGGCGTGCGCGGAAGGCATCAAACCCCATGGCTCAAAGCCCCTTTGTCGCCACGGTGCCCCAGCGACGGCGGCGCGCAGGGGTGCCGCTGGCCGCAGCGATCCGCCCCTCGAGGTCGCGGATCGCCGTCGCCAGTTCCACGTCCGAGCCATAGGTCACGGTCTTGCCGTCGTAGCTCACGCTGCGCAGCCCGGCGAAGCGGGCTTCCTGCAACGCGGTGAGCAGGGCCTGCATGCGGTCGAGTTCCATCAGTCCCTCATGAACTTCGGGGTGTAGCTGCGCCGTTTCCGCCGCGGCGTGGTCAGGGTTCCGGCCTTGGGTTGGGCGGGCGGTTCCGGCGTTGCCGCTGTGGCGCCGGTCGGCACCGCAACCGGCAGGCGCGTTTCGACCCCGGCCTGTGCCTCGAGCCGCCGCCAGCTGGCCTCGTCCCAGCGGTCGGCGCCGAGGATCCATGCGGCGGCGCGGGCATAGACGCGGGTGTCGAGCGCCTCGTTCCTCTCGCGCATCTTCTGCCATTCCTGATGCGCGTAGCCGCGCTTGTTGCGGATCGTCACCAGTTGCTCGGCGACGAGCTGCTTCAGCCATTCGCTGTCGGCCCAGCCGGGAAGGTGGATGGTTCCGGCGGCATCAAGGACGCCCAGCGCGCGGTCTTCATCGCTCGGACGCTCGATGCGCAGAAAGCGGTAGGTCTCGGTCTTGAAGGTGGCGGTCGCGACCGACCAGAGCCGGGCACCACGGCGCAGGCGTTTGCCACCGATCGTGGCATCGACGAAAGTCGGCCCCGACACCGGCGCCGAACGGTTGAAACCCTCAAGCCCTTTGAGGGGCGCCACCTGCTCGAAACCAGCTTTGCGCGACCAGGCATAGACCGCGGCGGCCTCATAGCCGGTGTCGATGCCAAGCCGCGCCACGGTCATAACCGCGCCATTTGCGTGTTGCCAGGTTCGCGCCAGAACGGCCGTCAGCTTGTCCCAGCAGGCCGGATCGTCAGGCCCGCCCGGGATGACGATGTGATCGACAAGCCAGCTCTCCAAGCCCCGGCCCCAGGCCCAGACATCGACCTCGATCCGGTCCTTCTGCACGTCCGCACCGGCGGTGAGGAATAGGCCACCTGCCGGGATCTGCGCCGCGAACACCTCGCGCCGATCTGCAAGCCGCTGCCATTCCGGCGCATCGCCCGCTTCGACCCAGGTCTCGCCCAGAAGTGTGTTGCGTGCGGCGCGCAGCATCTCCTCGGAGCCCTGTGCTGCCAGCCAGTCGCGCGCGATCTCGGCCCAGCTCTTCCAGCCCAGCGGCGAATAGAGCGCCGAGAGGTGAAACCCGATCGCGTTCGGATCGGCCGACTTTGCCGTCGCGCGCCATTCGCCCTTCGCGAGCATCGCCGTCTTGTGGTGCTCGGCGATGGGCTTCTCGCAAGCATCGCAGGTATAGGTCGCGGTTTCCGGCTGGCCCTTCGTCCAGCGCAGGCGCTCAAAGCGCAGCCATTGCATCGCACCGCACTGCGGGCAGGGCACGAAATAGCGCCGCTGGTCGGAGGCCTCGAACTCGCGCTCGATCCGGCTCAGCCCCCGGATTGTCGGGGTCGAGACCATGAACACCTTGCGCCGATGCGCGAAGGTGAGCGTGCGCGCTTCGGCGAGGGTGACCGGATCGCCTTCCTCGTCGGCCGAGGCCGGATAGGCGTCGACCTCGTCGAGAAACACGTAGCGCGCGGGCATCGAGCGCAAGCCGGTCGCCGAATTGGCCCCCGTGAGCACCAGAATACCGCCGGGAAACTCCTTCGACAGCATCGAATTGCCCGCGTCGCGCGAGCGCGCCGGGTTGACCCGTTCACGCAAGGCCGGGCTGTCGGCGATCAAGGGATCGATCCGGCCGCGTGACGAGCGCTTCGCCATCTCCACCGTCGGCAGTACCGCCAGCATCGGCCCCGGCGCGTGGTGAATGACAAAGCCGATCCAGTTGTTGCCCGCCTCAGTGGCACCTACCTGCGCGGCCTTCATGAAGCTGATTCGCTGCGCCGGGTGGCTGGGTGAGAGTGCATCCATGATGGCGCGCAGATAGGGCGTGCGCGCGGTGCGGTAGCGACCCGGTTCGGCCGAGGCGCGCGACGAAAGCCAGCGATGCGCATCGGCCCATTCCGACACGGTGAGTTTCGGGTCGGGCCGCAGGCCGCGGCGCCAGGCGCGAAGGAGGTCCTCGGCGCCGTCGAAGCCGAGGTCGAGGTCGGCGGTCAGGTCGGCATTGTCATCCGAGCGAGACCCTGAGATCGGCGAGGGCGTCGAGCTGTTCGCGGACATGGGCTTCCAGCACCCTTTGCAGGATCGCGGTCTCGATCGTCACCACCGCCCCGGTTCTCCCCTCCACCTCCGCCATGATCTGCGCCGCCATCGTTGCGGCCACCCGCCCGGGCCAGGTCACCCAAGCATCCCGCTCCTGCCGAGCCAGCCGAAACACCAGCGTCTCGGCCCGGGCGCGGTCGACCAGAGTGCCCTTCTTCTTCTGGATCGAGAGCTGGCGTTCCTGCGCCTGATAGACGGTGAGCGCCGTGCGCGCCTTCAGATAAGACGTGCTCTCGCCTGGACCCGAGGCTGCAGCATCACCGCCGAGCGATCGGCGCTGCTGGTCGGGGTCGGTCATCTCGGCCCTTCGCGCATCCGAACCCGCCGCGTTGATCGAGCCATCGGGGTAAACCGCCAGCCGACCGTTCTTCCGCGCCTTCTGGATCGCCCCGCGCGAGAGGCCGGAATGCGCCGAATACTCGCGCTCGCTCATCCCCTCCATGCTGCCACCAGTCTCGCAGAACGCAATGATAGTGCTTCGGATTCAGTTGATTAGACTTCGCGGCAGAGCGATTCTGATCCCACGAAAACGATGCAACTCACCCGAGGATGACCTGCCATGACCAGCCGCCGCACCACCGACAATGCCAAGGCCCTCGACGCATTCATCGCCGCCAAGGCCGAGATCGACGCGATGCTGGCACGCCTTGCAGCGCTCAGCGCGGACCACTTCGCGACGAACCCGGACGAGATCCATTGGGGGCATGTGGGCACTCTGAACCATTACCGTGCCAAGCTGCGCGAAATCACCGACAGCGCCTTCAGGGAAGGCGAATACGCCGCCTGATGCGGCCACAAAGCGCGAGAGCCGCCCCGTCCGCCGACGGGGCTTGCCTCGGTAGAAGGCGCGCGCACCGCGTGCTCTGATCCAGGAGGCCACGATGACCAGACTCACCGAAACCCAGACGCTCATTCTCAGCGCCGGTGCCCGGCGCCCGGGCAACATCGCTCTGCCGCTGCCGAAAGGGCTGGCCGGGGCGGCGGCGAAGATGGCGATTGGCAAGATGATCGAGCGCGGCTGGCTCGAGGAGGTCGAGGCCAACCTGCGGCGGGGCGAACCACTCTGGCGCGAATCGGGCGACGATCATGGCACCACGCTGGTGGTCACCGAGGCGGGGCTGGAGGCCATCGGGGTCGAACCGGTGGCGCCCAGCGTGGGCGCCAGCGCGCGAAAGGCAAAGCCCGGCCCTGCGCCGATGCTGGTGGCTCACGCCGCGAAACCTGTCGCCATTCGCGCTGGCACAAAGCAGGCGCAGATCATCGCCATGCTGCAGCGTCCCGAGGGCGCCACCATTGCCGAGATGGTAGCGGCGACTTCGTGGCAAGCTCACACGGTTCGTGGCTCGATCTCCGGGGCATTGAAGAGGAAGCTAGGCCTGCCCATCACCGCCGAAAAGGTTGATGGCAGGGGGACAGTGCATAAGTTCAACTTCGCTAAGTGAGCCATCAACGAACGGCCTAACACTTCGCCTCGAAATAACCAAAAGATTGCCGATCAAAAGAGAACGGCAAAGTGGCTTACTTTAGCAGTCGAGTCGGAACCGTTAGTGATCAGTATCCGGACGGCGGTGAGCTTCCGTCGTGGCCATCGTCTTTTTCACTTTCTTTCTTTTTTCCCATAGCTATCTCCTCATAAAACTAGGTTATGGCATCGGCCCATTAAAAGCCGAAACTCCGCTTCGGTCGGCATTGTAAATGCGCGTCCTCGCATTTGCCACTACTCGGCGCTCTCCATCATAATCCAACTCACATCTTTGGCTTGGCTCTGGATTGTAGATGTCGGTGCGGATCGCATAGTGAATTTGACACCCAGCGACTATCATGTCGCCGATACTTACGTACCAATTCGTCGAATTTCTGTTGGTCTTCAACCCCAAGGCCTTCTCGCTGTCAATTAGTGCATGAACAGTACCGAATACGGCTCGATAAGTTTCTCCATCTGGAGCGAAAAACCAGTCGTCGGTGCTCAGGAGGTACTTTTCCCCAATTTCCATAGCGCCCCCGACGAGTGCTGAGCAGCCGGTCCGGCCGCCATTGATCATGCTGTCCATTGATGCCCAGTTAAGACCAAGCCTGTTGTGTCTGTCAATCTTCTCCGTTGCCAGTTCCCACCGCCGCACGGCGACATCGCAGTAGACCGGGTCCAGTTCCACCGCACAGCAGCGGCCCGCGGTGCGTTCGGCCGCGATCAGCTGGGTGCCGGAGCCGCAGAATGGCTCGAACACCAGGTCGCCGGGGGCGGTGAAGGCCTCCAGCACTGCCTCGACCAGCGCCACCGGGAATACGGCCGGGTGCGATCCGGCCGCGCCCAGCCCGCCCTTGTGGCGCATGATGCGGAACACGGAGTCCGGGATCCGATGGCTCTGGATCGCGTTGCCGTAGCCTGTCTTGCGATGGACGGTGCCGTCGGCCCCGCGCAGGCCGCCGCCACCGAGGGTTTCGCCCGCGTGCTTGCTCTCGACCGTCTTGCTCGGCTTCCGGGGCTGGCGGTTGAAGTGGAAGATGAACTCGTGCGAAGGCGCCAGCCGCCCGTTCCAGTCGCCGGGCAGGCCCGGCCCCTGGTCCCAGACATACCAGCCGAAGCGCCGCCAGCCCAGCGCGCGCATCCAGGTGAGCCAGCCGTCCAAAATCGGGACCCACTCGCCATCTCGCTGGACGAGGCCGAGGTTCACCAGCAACTGGGTGGTATCGGTGACCGGTGCTGCGGCGAAGACGCCCTGCATCAGCGAATCCCAAACGCCGACCTTCTCTTTCGCCGCGCCATAGTCGCGCTGCTGGGCATAGGGCGGCGAGGTGAACATCAGTGAGGCCTGCGCGCCGTCCATCAGCCGCGCCACCACGGCCGGGTCAGTGGCATCGCCGCAGATCAGCCGGTGATCGCCCAGCGCCCAGATATCGCCGGGGCGGGTGATCGGCTTGGCCGGAACCTCCGGGATCGCATCCGCGGTGTCATCGTCGATGGGCGCTCGGTCGTCGGCATCGTTCAGCAGAGCGTCGAGCTCGTCCTCGGGGATCCCGATCAGCCCGAGGTCGAAATCCTCGGCTATCAGCCCGCGCAACTCCTCGAGCAGCAACGCCTCGTCCCACACGCCCAGTTCGGTCAGCTTGTTGTCGGTGATGCGATAGGCCCGGCGCTGCGCCTCGGTCAGGTGGCCCAGCACGATCACCGGGGCCTCGGACAGGCCGAGGAGGGCGGCCGCCAGGATGCGGCCGTGGCCAGCGATCAGCTCGCCGTCGGCCGCCACCAGCACCGGCACGGTCCAGCCGAACTCGGCCATGCTGGCTGCGATCTTGGCCACCTGATCGGCGTCGTGCGTTTTTGCGTTGCGGGCATAGGGTTTCAACCGGGCGAGGTGCCAATGTTCAATCCGGCCCGGTAGCAAGGGCGCATTCATGCCGCCAGCCTCTTCGCCTTTAGATCGGCGAAGGTTTCGCCGGTGTCGGCCAAGACCGCATTGGCGCCGGTGAACTGCTGCCAGCGCTCGATGGCCACGTCGACGTAGGCCGGGTTCAACTCGATCCCGAAGCAGACGCGCCCGGTGGTTTCAGCCGCGATCAGCGTTGTGCCAGATCCCATGAAGGGATCGAACACCGCCTGTCCGGGGCTGGAATTGTTCAGCATCGGGCGACGCATGCATTCCACCGGCTTCTGCGTGCCGTGGATGGTCTCGGCATCCTGGTCGCGGTTGGCAATTTGCCACAGCGTGGTCTGCTTGCGATCCCCCGCCCAGTGGCCCTTGCCCCTGGCGCGCACGGCATACCAGCAGGGTTCGTGCTGCCAGTGATAATCGCCGCGGCTGAGAACGAGGCGGTCCTTGGCCCAGATGATCTGCGACCGGATGGCAAAGCCCACCGCCAAAAGGCTCTCGGCCACGGTCGCGGCGTGCAGCGCACCGTGCCAGACATAGGCGACGTCGCCGGTAAACAGTGCCCACGCCTCGCGCCAGTCGGCACGGTCGTCATTCATTACCTTGCCGGTGCGTCTCGTCCTTCCCGCGCCCGCCTGGTTGCGCCAGGACGGATCGTACTCCACGCCGTAAGGTGGATCGGTCACCATCAGAAATGGTTTCACATCGCCAAGCAGCCGCCCGACCACGTCCGGTGAGGTGCTGTCGCCGCAGATCAGCCGATGCGCGCCCAGCTGCCAAAGGTCGCCCGGCACCGTCACCGGCGTGACGGGCAGGTCCGGTACGTCGTCCTCACCCTCGACCGGACCATCACCGCCCAGCGCCTCGGGATCCCGCAACAGGGCGTCGAGGTCGTCATCGCTGATGCCAAGTAGCGTAAGGTCGAAATCCTCGGCCAGCAGCCCCGCGATTTCGTCGCGCAGCAGTGCCTCATCCCATTCGCCCAGTTCCGTCAGCTTGTTGTCGGCGATCCGGTAAGCCCGGCGCTCGGCTTCGTCGAGATGGCCGAGCCGGATCACCGGCACCTCGGTCAGGCCCAGCAATGTGGCCGCCAGCACCCGGCCATGTCCTGCAATCAGCTCGCCATCTTCAGCGACCAGGCACGGCACGGTCCAGCCAAACTTGGCCATGCTGGCGGCGATCTTCGCAACTTGGTCGTCGCCATGCATTTTGGCATTGTGGGCATAGGGTCGCAGCCGCTCGATCGGCCAGGTTTCGATCTGGCTCGGTGCGAAGACGAGGTCCATGGGGCAGGGCTCGGGATATGGAGGCGGGGGGGGCGCAACGATGCGCGCGCTGGGCGTGGCCAGCGGCAGATTCAGGTGCGCGATGGGTGAAAACGAAAGCGCCCGCGAGGGGCATCCTCGGGGCGCTATTCTTCGATGATCAAGGGGTAGGTCAAGAGGGGCAGCTTTGTCAAATGAAAAATAGACGTGGATTCAATGACTTCTCAATGCGTGGCTTCCACTGCCTGGCTTCCGGCGAAGTGATGGAGTGGATGCCTCCCTCCCCTACGGCATCGCAATGTGCCAAGCTTTGGACGTTGAAACCAAGCAAATCGAAGGAGGCATCCGTGAAAGAAGTTACCATCATTGGCGTCGATCTGGCAAAGA